GGCTCACCAAAAATTTCAACAAATTCGGTAAAATTTTGAACCTTTACAGGCCTCAAAGCCGGTCCTCTTTGGGCACGACCAATAATGACTGGTCCTACTGCCTCTGGTTCATCGGGAATTTGCGATCTATCAATCTCGCGAAGTTGAATCCCCGGTGATACAAATCTAAATTTGCTTTGTGCCATTCGTGTTTCTCCTTATAGTGCTTTAAAAGTCTCTAATAAATAGTAGCTTATCGCTCGAAAAGACAAAGGAATGATTATGGCCTATATTTTCCTTTTGGTGTTCCAATTGGTCCCCAATCAGGTTCATCTCCTAACATTACTCTTTCTCTGGGTGTTTTAATGTCCACTGCATTTTCACGAATTACTATTTGTGGTTGTTCATCGTTCGCCCCTTCCCCAACCAAATAGCCCAATACTTTTACATTAATCTTTGTTTCATAAAATCTGGCTTCATCCCCTGGTTCAGCCACATTACCCTCTGATGCAAAATCTGGCTGCATAAAAGCTTCATAAGCATGACCATCATGCTTTAATTTAAGGTAATTAATTCCTTTAGAAAAAGTAACAAAGGGTTGAACTGCCTCATTCATTTGTTGTTGATATTCTGTTCTGATGCTAATGCTATAATTGGCATCAATATAGACTGGCATTGGGATAGTAATCGTCTCATACACAACTTTTTTATTTTTTGGCATTGGAAAATTAATTTGTTGTGTGCCACCATATCCTGCATTACCCACAATATTCGACTTCTTGCGATATGCATCAGCATTTGCAAAATTGGCTGTTTTGTCTTGCTGAATTCTTCTTGCGATTGTGATTGAGCCCCCTTTTTCATCATTAACGGGTGGGATATTACCCCAAAAAGTCCCTTTATTGTTGGGAGTTTTGGCGAAGTTGTCTCGTTGTAGGGCGATGATGGGAAAGATGAGAGTCCCATCAGAATCCCTCAAGTTTTTATGATTTTTGAGCTGCCAAGAACGCTCACCAGACACCCAGAGGATAGGAACCTCCTTCCAGCCCTTATTGGTGGTGCAAGAAACCTTCATTATGTCCTTTAACCAGTTATAAATTGAAAAATCTATTGTTTCAAGAGTTGAAGGTTTATAAGGTAAGATGGTTGACATCTCATCTTCTGGTATACCACTACGATCTGCCGATGAACTTAATATATTATCAATTGCCATGTTTATTTACCATCAAATAGACCTTGACGTGCGCGGAAACACTTAGCAGATATTTCTAACATATGTTCCTGTTGTCCAAATAATTGTTTCGGTTCACTGAGGGTCGATATTTCATAATAATCTTCACCATATAAAATAAAATCTCCCTCCCGAACATACAAGTCCTGATCCTCTGTTAATCTGCGTTTATGAAAATGACAAGTTAAATGGTAAACGCGGTCCAAACCATATTTGCCTGCTGTTGTAGTGGTTTCCCCCCACTCAATTAATACATATACTCGGACGGGAGGAAGAAAATTCTTTTCAATTGCTTCTCCGTATAATTCATGAAAATTTGTATGCACATTGCTTATGGGATAATAAAGAACATCTTGACCGATCACTCGCTCAATTAATTCGTCATTAACTTGCTTTACCAGATCTCTTTCTTTCTTTCCTAAAAAAAGAGGAGGTGGAGGAGCTGTAGGTCTATCCCATTTATTATTTGCCACTTCGTTTATCCTCTATAAATTCCCATAGGTATACTAACTTGAAGTCGATTTGAATTTTCTGTTAATGTGGCGTCAACTTCCATCAAAGCCTCGTAAGTTAACTTATCCAATAATTCAACAAGCTCAGTTTTTAAATCTTTCTTTTCTGTCTCTGCTTGCGAGGTAAGATCAGCTGAATTTAATGTAACAGATTCACCTGGAATAGGTATTGCCCCAAACTTTCCTCTTACTTGAGCCAACATTCCTTTAGAAATGGCTAGAGCATATTTTCTAATCCATTGTTTTCCCATGCTATTAATATTTTCATAAGGAATATTAGCAAATGGGAGAGTATTATAATTATTTATACCATCCACTCCACTTTTGCGCGTGGAATCTATTTCCCAAGGATCTTGTGGCACTGTAAAATCAAACCATATCCTTTGTGGAGCACCCCCCCCAAACCCCGACGGAGGAGGATAAATTCTAATTCTATTGTCATATATTTCATATGAATAATGAGAGGCGCGAGTATAAAGATTAGTTTCAAAAGCCATTGATTGTAGTTTATTTTGCCAAGCTGGAATAACTTCAAATGTTGATTCATCAGAATATTGTCCATATGTATACAAATTTCCTACAACATTTAAGCCTCCATAATATCCATAAAATCTCCACATGCTTGCTGGAGAGCGATAATAAACTCGTCTGATAGCAATTCTTTTATTATTAACACTTCCCGAAAACGGGGATGCAAAATTTGATGTGCCTGGGGTTTCTACAGAAGCTGATTGCACAATTGCTTGTAAATCATAATCTTGTTTACTTTCTTGTAAAGCAATTGATGCAGAATAAATTCTAACATCATCACCAAAACCAGCACCCCCAGCAAGCCCCTCCGCTACGCGCTTACTATATTCAAAATTAAATTTAGGAAATTTTAAAGCTAAATGTGTTCCGCTTAAACTGGACGATAATTCGCCAGATTGAAGGGTTCCCTCGTGATCAAAGGTTCCTGTCGTCGCCCCCAAAAAATCAGATAAAACATTTCGCGCCTGATGATTATTAATAATAGAACAATACTCTAATGTTGCCATTTCATAAGATGTATAGACATTATTTTCAGTTAGCTCAACATCGAGAACATCACCACCCAACATTTTATATGTAAGAGATACCTGCGCGACTGCGCCTGATGTCCATTGGCTTGAACTAAGAGCACCAGCCAAATATACACCATAAGGCACACTTGCGGTTGTTACAAGATCATATGAACCAGTAGATTTTAGTACATAGGGGCTCGTTTTTTGGACGGGCGATAAAGTCGGTGGTGCAGTTGCCATTATTGTTCTCCTATTAATTAAATAGTTGAAAAGCACCTTAAACGAAAAAGAAAACCCCGCCTCTCAAAAAAGAAAGGCGGGGCTTCAAGATTTTAGAATATCAGTCTAATAAATTAGACGAGATCTTCTACGACTACGAGACCGTACATGTCAGGTCGAACCATCTTTTTGCCGTAACGAGTCATCACACCCTTGCGAGGTGTGAAATCGTTTGGATCAAAGATAGTAGGAGTGACTTGCAGTGGAACGTAAGGCGAATATACATAGCCACTTTCAAGGAAGCTATTACCCTTACGACCAACCAAAATTAGATTCCGTGGGAAATACGGGTCAACGTAAATATCCCATTTCTTACTAATCTGACCGACCTTAACAGCACCAGCGGTGCCCTTATTCTCGTCAGCAGTCGTATCCGCTCGGAAACCGGAAGTAAACTCAAGAACGTTTGCAACCTCTGGGCTCGTCACCAAGAAGTTTGCACCACCCCGAAGCGTCTTGCGATGAATCTGTGCAGAAACATCATTAACGGTTTCGAGTAGAGTCTCATACCATTCAGACACAGTTCCTGTGAAATCTGGGAAAAGAGTCTGATTGATGCTTAGACCACCCGTTGCACCAGTTCTGGCAACAAATTTGCCAGGCTTGCGTGACCAATAATAAGTTCCGGCCCGCGAACCCTTAATAAGATCCTCAAGAATTTCTTGATCAATCTCAAGTGCAATTTGCTCCGAAAGAATCCCAGTCAACTCGACTTCGGCATCAAGGTTGTGATACGCATTGATGTCTTGCTGAAGCTCTGGAGTCCACTTAGCCTTAAGCTTTTTAGTATTTGCTGTGATAGCAACACTATCAACCTTAATGTCGATCTCCGGGAGCGTTGATTGATTTTCAAGACCCCACGCAACAGAACCAACAGTAGATCCCAACGCACCACCCGTTTGCAGAGAATCCTTGATCGCAAATTGAGCGTTACAAGCAAATTGATTTGCTGAATTAGAAACAACACCGCCTGCATTATCTGCAAAAATAACATATAAGCCTGGATTAGGCCCATTATCATCCGCAGGATTAAAGAAACCATTAGTGGTTCCTGAAAGTTGGGTTAACCAACGAACTTGAGTACAACTACCAGTTGTTTCCATAATCTTTAATGACACAAGATCATCCAAATTAATACTAGAGTTGTTAGTTCCTTCTTTCAAGCAAGCACTCGCCGTAAGAATTCGATAAACACCCGCCGTGGTCGTCCCCGAAATAAAATCAGGATCAAACCTCAATAATCTATCAAAATCATTTGCTGTGGAAAAGCTAGCCCCAGGCCCCTGAAACTGTGGAATACCCGTAGTTGAGTTTGCACCATAGGTTCCTGTGCCGACTAATTGCAAGCGCAAGACGCCAGCAGATCCTGTCGGGGAAGCATAACCATTATTAAGATTATAAAAACTTTGCTGTGAAGCACTGAGAGTGCTTAAGTTAACACCACCAGTAAGTTCCCTACCAACAATACCGCCACCATACAGCGACTCATTAGCCTTGTTTCCAAGCCGGGTAGTGTTGAATGTAAAGTCTAGGAAGAAAATGAGTCCCGACGGCAAGCTCATAGGCTGAACCGAAACAAGCTCATTTGCAATTAGACCACCAAACACGCGACGAACGATTGGAAATGCAACCGCTGCAAAACCCTCAACATCGCCTGCGGCCATCGTAGATGCTTCACGAAGCAACTCCTTGGCCTGATTTTCCAAG